AGGAATTACCACGATACCCCAACAATCCCAGACCGATACAACGCCCCAGGGAACGCTCGCAGCAATGGGCACAGTTCAAGCCTCAGGCGGTGGATTCACAAAGTCATTTACCGAACATTGCATTATTATGACTTTGGTTAATATCAGAGCCGACCTCACGTATCAGCAGGGCCTTCACAAATTCTTCTCATTATCGACCAGGTTCGATATGTTCTGGCCCGAATTTCAACATATCGGCGAACAAGCTGTACTTCAGCAGGAAATCGACCTAACTGATCCAGCTGGCGGAACAAATGACGACGTCTGGGGTTACCAGGAACGGTACGCGGAATATAAATTCATGCCTTCGCGAATCAGTTCGTTGTTCCGATCGGCTGCTACCGGCACGCTTGACCCGTGGCATCTTTCTGAGGAACTGTCCTCTCCTGCACTGGACTCGACATTTATTGTCTCCAATACCCCAATGGCACGCGTGGAAGCAATTCCATCACAGCCGGACTTTATCCTGGACTGTTATTTTAATTTAAACCATGTTCGTCCAATGGTACTTCACGGCGAGCCCGGTCTCGCGAGGTTCTGATCATGGCGTTTGGATTAGGTGCAGGAACAGCGTTCGCCGGTATTGGTGGAGCTTTAATTGGTGCATATTCAGCGCGTCAAACCAATAAGGCGCGATCGAGTGATGCGAAAAGGCAAATCGACTTTCAGGAAGAAATGTCGAATACTGCGGTGCAACGTCGACAAGCCGACTTAAAGGCCGCGGGGTTAAATCCAATCCTCGCGGCCCAACACGACGCAACAACTCCGCCCGGTGCTATGCCGGTGCGGGAATCGATAACCCAGGCGGCTGCCTTGGGTGCTAATACTGCAATCGAATCACAACGGGCAGAGGCTCAAATCTCGAATCTAGAGCAAAATACGCTCAAACTCGTTGAGGAAACGAAAAAAGCATGGGCAGATCAATACCTGGCTACAGAAACATTATCGCCAAACATTAGAAAAGCCCACCATGAAAACATGATTGCCATGTGGAATGATTATTATAGTGAACTGGGTACCCAGGAACGTGAACTGGCAATCGACATAATGACGGAAGAGCTCAAAGTTGCGAAACGCATGGGCGAAGTATCGGATTCCGATTTCGGCCTATGGATGCGTTATCTCGGTGAAGGCACCGGCGCAATTGGCAATGTCTTCCGTGGATCAGCAACATTTAAAGGTAAATAATTATGGAAATCAAAAACTCATTATCACCATCTGAAAAAGTGGTATCACCGAAAGGTATCAAAAAAGCCAAACAGGAATTCAAAAACGATGCCGATATTAATAGCATCATGAAGAAATTCCAAAAGACGGGGATTATTACCCACGTCAATAAACACCAGGGGCAATACGGGGACATGAGTCCCCAAACGCTGCACGAATCCTTAAATACGGTTCGGACAGCAGAAACAATGTTCAACGAACTACCTAGCTCTATTCGAAATAAATTCGAAAACCAACCTGGACAATTCCTCGAATATGTTCAGGATCCAAAAAACTACGCCGATGCAAAAGCAATCGGCCTCCGCCTGTCGGACCAGGCGGAACAA